ATAGACCTTTGGTTTAAACCTCCACAAAATTCTACTAATGAAATACCTTTAGCATTTGATAATACTAATTTAATTGGCTTAACTTATAAAGATGGTAATATTTTATTTTATTTAGGTTCATCTATTGCTATTGCAAAAATAGAAAAAACATCAGTATCATATATTTCTGCTGTATATAATGGCTCATCAATAATATTATATATTAATGGAATAAGTAAATCAACTAAATCTATTGTAGAGCCTTACCCATTTAGCAACTCAACAGTTTCATTTATGAGTGGTCCTTCTAATGAGTCTGAGCCATTTGTAATTGATTGTGTTGCATTTTATAGATATGTTTTATCTGAGGATAAAATAAAAAATCATTATACTGCTGGATCTTATGAATTAAATCATTTACAAATAGTAGAACCAGACGGTGGAGTTTTATTTACATTAAATCATTCAAAAATAATGCCAGTAAAACAATACTACTACCCATCTGCAATTAAATGGTCAGATCTAATTAATGGAGATGCAGTTCTATCTATAGACCAAGATTATATAACATTTCCTAAAACAGATGTTTCATACGCAGCATCTTTTGATTTTACACAAGAAATTATAGTTCCTTATGGTATTGGAGTTAATAGTTCACAGCTAAACTACTCACCAGACATTGACAATATTTCTGTTCAAATTAGTCTTGATGGATTAACAAACTGGAAAGATTGTAAGAATAATAAATCTTTGCCTTATTTTACTAAAGATGATCTTACATCTAATGAACGTGCATACATTAAAGTAACCATGTCATCCGATGATACATCTTTTGATATTCCCAAGATAGAAACTTTATCAATAGATTTTTTTAATAATCTGGATTACTATGCAGATAACTCTGGTGACAAAATCTCCTCAGATAAAGACTATGATCTTTCCAGATATAATGAAAGAATACTTTCATATAATAATAATAATGGTCTTTCAATGCATAATGGTGGCGGGTTTAATATTGAAGCCTCTACTCCATCAAAAACAATAGAGATGATATATACCCCTGGAGCAGGCAAAAATGTATTGTTTTCAAATGGATCTAAAATATTTGAGTGGTCCAGCAATGGAACAGTTAATTCAAATGGAATATCTAATATATACGTAAATGGTAAAAATGTAACATCCCAGACAAATTGCTCAAATTATTTTACAGTAGGCTTTCCACATCACGTAGTTCTAACCTTGCCAAGCACAACATTAGGCCTAATTAAAATTAATCAAAATGTGGCTGGTACATCTTATGGGGACGGTTCTAAATACAACAACATTGCTGTGTACCCTAATGAGTTAACAGAATCTCAAATAATTAACCATTATAATTACTATATTGGCAATTGGTCAAACTTGCTTGGCTCAGAAACACTCTCAATATCAGAGTCTGCATCTGGTAATGACTCATTGCCCTACTCTATTTATTCTATTGAATTAGCTGGTTCAAATATAACCATTTAGTGTAATTGTTGGTACAAAATCTGGACTTTGGCACTAGATAATGGTATGATTATGGTCTATGGATATCTTAAAGAAAAATACTAAGATTGTCGAAGAGACAACCCTAGGCATATACGTATGGATGATGCCAGACGGCAGATGGATTGGAGATGACGATGGGAATTTTCTTTCGATCACGTCAATCAAAGGCAATAGATCCAGAATCGATGCTTTGGCTAGAGAAGTTCGCTCATATGGTATTTATGAGGGTGAACCCAAATTTTTATCTGGGCGCAGAAAGATTGATGACGAAGAGCTTGCAGAACAAGAACAACGACTTAAATGGGGACTCCCACCAGACCCATACGATATCGGAGTCTATAAAGACTCTGTACTAAGAGGCGGTAAAGTACAATGACACCCAACATAGAATTTTTAGAAGATGACAATTCATCAAATACAATAGATATTTCAAATACATCTGACTGGTTTCATTTTCAAAAAGCAGAAGAGTCAGAAGATCCATTTAAAATAGGCCTAGAAGAAATTAAAAAATTAAGAGGCCTTGGAACAAATTTTAAACGTAAAATTAATCGTGATTTTTCAAAAGCATTTGTTGGAACATCTGGCGTAGGCACACAACAGAATCTTCTTCAGCAAGCAATTAGCGGATATGCATTATTTGATCTCGTAGAGCCAACATATAACTTAGAATACCTTTCAAAAATTTATGAAGTCTCTACTTATAACTATGCAGCCATCAATGCTAAGGTTTCAAATATTGTTGGCCTAGGATATATGTTTACAGAAACATCTAAAGCAAAAGATGCAATGGATGCTATAACTGATCAAAAGCAGGCAGATAGAGCTCGTTCAAAAATTGATAGAATTAAAACTCAGCTAGAAAAATGGCTAGATGATTGCAATGAAGAAGAATCATTTACAGAGACCCTTATAAAGGCCTACACAGACCTTGAGGCGACTGGAAACGGGTACATAGAGATAGGACGTACCACTGCTGGAGATATAGGCTATATAGGCCATATACCAGCTAAAACGATGCGTGTACGTAGATTCCGTGATGGATTTATTCAGTTACTTTATGGAAAGGCAGTTTACTTCCGTAACTTTGGTGATCTTGAAACTCCAAGTCCAATTGCTGGTCAAGAAGATAGACCAAATGAGATTATCCATTTAAAGAAATACACTCCAATGAATAACTACTACGGAGTACCAGATATTATTGCAGCACAGCAAGCGCTGGCAGGAAACGAATTTGCTGGTAGATATAACTTAGACTACTTTGAAAATAAAGCAGTCCCAAGATATATAATTACAGTAAAAGGAGCAAAGCTTTCACCAGAGTCAGAAAGAAAACTTCTTGAATTTTTTCAGGTTGGACTAAAGGGCAAAAATCACAGATCCCTATATATCCCACTTCCAGCCGATACGCCAGACTCAAAAACTGAATTTAAAATGGAGCCGATTGAAGCAGGCGAACAAGAGTCTTCATTTAATATCTATCGTAAGTCTAATAGAGATGAAATTCTTTTGGCTCACCGTGTTCCAATTAGCAAAATTGGTATTCCAGAAGGAATTAACCTTGCTGCTGCTAGAGATGCGGACAAAACATTTAAAGAGCAGGTTTGCCGTCCTTCACAAGATAGACTTGAAAAGAAATTGAATTATTTAATCGCAGAAAAGACAGATGTTGTGCAATTAAAGTTTAATGAATTAAGTCTTACTGATGAAGAAACTCAAAGCCGTATTGATGAAATTTATTTGAGAATGCAGGTCATTACTCCTAATGAAGTTCGTCTTAGAAAGAATATGACAACTGTTGAGGGTGGGGATGAAATGGTAGATTTAAAGCCTCAACAGGTAGCAGATCAAAAAGCAAAGTCAACTGGTAATAAAACAAGAGACCAGCAAAGATCCGCAAATGCCCCAGATAAAAGCGGAGAAGCTAGAAATCCAAAGGGCGACGGTCCAAAAGTCAAATAAGTTTAATCAACTGTTATTTGCGTTATAGTAGATAAACCACTAAAATTAACCATATGAACATTGAAAAAGGCCATTGGTCTAGTAATGGCGAAAACCTACATTTGTCGATTCCTTTCACTAAGGTTAATCGAGAAAATAGAACTGTATCTGGTTTTGCAACATTAGATAATGTTGACCAAACAGGAGATGTTGTCACAGCAGAAGCAAGCGTAAAAGCTTTTGAAAAATTTAGAGGCAACCTTCGTGAGATGCATCAGTCAAATGCAGTTGGTAAAGTTGTTTCATTTAAGCCAGAAACATACTATGACCAAAAGTCTCAAACTTTTTACAATGGAGTTTATGTAACTTCATACATTTCAAAGGGTGCACAAGATACTTGGGAGAAAGTTCTTGATGGTACTCTTTCTGGTTTTTCAATCGGCGGAAAGATTAAAGAATCAGACAATGAGGTTAACAAGGCAACAGGAGAAGCAGTTAGATTTATTAAAGACTATGATCTTGTTGAACTTTCAATTGTTGACTCACCAGCAAATGAGCTATGTAATATTTTGTCAATCGAAAAGGTTAATGGGCAAATGATTTACAAAGGCCTTGCTACAAGTGTAGTAACAGAAAATATTTTTTATTGCGAAGACAGCGACTCAGTGTTTATGTCCACAGAAAAAACTTTTGATTCACCAATATCTGGAAAACCAGCTGCGCTAATCGGTTGGGTAGAAAGTTCAGACATTAACAAGTCAAAAGAAATAGATAAAATTCTTGCTTCATTCAAGAAGTCAAGATTACCGTTGCCTGAAACACAATTAGCAAAACAGGCAAACGTAGAAGGAGGTAAT